CGTCAGAAGCGATCCCAGAACCTGGAATTAGTGCCGCTAGGTTGTCAGCATATGGTGAAATGTCTTTATTATCACCAAGAGAGCACACACAAGTTGCTAGGACACCCAAGGCTGGGTTCTGCGTCACCAAACCAAGGAACTCCGCTGCGTTATTAGCGAAGATACCCACAAGGTCAGACACTAAGACTTTAGATTGGACCTGTGGCCCAACTTCTTTGGCCAAACCATCAACAACACTATTAGTGATAGTAGGGAAATAACCAATCTGGGTAGGGTCTTTAAAAACCTCATCTTTCAAGGCTTGTAGGTCATTCTCTAGATCAAACATTAGGTTGCATCCGCAATTGCAAGATCAAAGGCTGCTAGAGTGAAGGTGTTGCCTGAAGTAACAGCCTGTGAGGCGCTTAGAGCACCTGTCGCGACAAGAATTGAGGCAGCGTCAGTAATGGCATAGTGTGTAGCAGTACCTGTACCAGTGACAGAACCATCAGTTACAGCCGCAACAACAACCTTACGTCCATTAGCGTCTCCGTCCTCAGTAACACCTACAGAAGCACTTGTTTTATTCCCAAGTGAAACACCTGCAACGGCTGCATAGGTTGCTGGCTCAGATGAACAGATGTCGATCCGAGTACCATTAGTTGTGGCATAGTCGAGACCTTGGTCAAAGATTTCATCATTAAGATACGGCATTAGGTTCTTCCTTAGCTGGGGCGACTTCAGTCGGCTCCGGTTTCTCTATACTCTTGATCTCAGGTAGTTCAGCATTCCTGAGTAGTGCATTAACAACATCAAGTTCATTAGAGAGGTTGATATCAGCACCGTTAAGGTTTCTAAGGTATGACCCAAGTTCTTTGAGGTCGTGTGGTGCAACATCACCAGCTTCAATGTGAGGCATTAGGCTATAGTCAAGCCCATTAATCTCCCAAAGACGTTCAATCAGTTGTTTGTTGATAACGTCGAAGATCGTGTTGATGTAACTTTCCATAGACCGTAGGAATAAGTCAGTCTTTGACTTAGACAACGCATAGGATCCACTACCAGAACCAAGCATGAGGAACTCAGCCATAACCGAACGTGCAATGTCATGCTGGTAGCGTTTAATAATAGGGTCAATGTCGATGTTACGTGAGCCGTTACTCGTGATTAGCTCAATGTCCATCAGACGTTCGTTGGAGGGCTTCCCATCGGCATCTGTGTAGTGGTCAGATGGTAGGATAGCATAACCCTGTTCGTTGTTCTTAAGGTCACGCAGGATACGCTCAAAGGAATTACGTAGTGCTACCTGATCTGTTGTGGCGTCACTACCAAGGTATTCCGCAGGCATACGTCCAATAGGAACACCATTAAGTTCACGCTCAACAGCAATAGCCTCAATAGCCTGTAGGTTATTCAGGTATGTCCACGACATATAAGCATTACGTAGGATTGAGCGCCCACTAGGGTCACCATTAGTGTTTGTTGTGGTGTAGTGAAGTATCTTTGAACCAGGAATGTCCTTGCGCTCAATACCGTAGGTCCCACCATCCTGACAAACACCAAGAATGTCACTAGATTTTGGGTCTACATCAAACTTGTTGATTGTCCATTGTGCTCGTGATGCCAACTTACGGACACCCATACGACCATCAGAATACTTGGACTTCTTTTTGTTTGACTTCTGGTTTGGGCCGAGCCTACGTTTGTACACAACCTCAAAAACAGAAAACCCAAAGCTCAAAAAGCTAAGGGCTTCACTAATGTGGTCATCCATAGTGTGTTCCATGTCGGACAACACTTCTTCTACGAACTCAGCCTCACGTTTGGCTTCTGCGCTATCATTGGCAGGAACAACATTGTACTCAACATCCCGTAGGACCTGCTCTGTAGCGTAGGCGATAGAACCAATGGTGGCATCATTGTCACGCATCTCTCGATACTTACGAATAGCCTTACGGCCCTTAAGTTCTGTCAGGAACTCATCAGAGCGAATTTCACCATTTTTAGTGTTTGTACCGGCAATCCCAAGTTCAACCTTGGCCGTACCCTCTGTGAGTTTAGTCATAACAGCCCTTTTGCGGCATAATTGAGATTGAGTGTTGGTTTGGAGATACCACCGAGGCAGAGGTCAGTTAAGGCCCACACCAAGGCGTCTAGTCTGTCTGGAGAGCCTATTGAACCCAAGGGTTCCCATTGGACCATCTGGTCCTCTAGTTCGTTAAGGCCTTTGACGTGAGAGACCTTGTTGCGCTCATACAGGGCTGACACTGGTTCTGCTCGTGCCATCTTACCTCTGGAGGCATGTACTAGTCTGATGGGGAGGTTATCAGCCTCTACCTCTAGTGTCCTACGTACCATGTCGCCGCCTTGGTTTCTCTCCGCAACAATACGATCAGCATGATACTTCTGGAATAATGAAACCGCCTTGGAAGCCCACCCTTGGGGAGTCAACCGATCCGTGGCGTCCTCCAAGACATAGGCGTGTCCGTTAACATCAACACCAGCGACTACAATACCAGTCATGTCTGATTCGATGTTGGCGGTTACTGCGGGGTCAATCGCTACAACAATCCGAGATAATGTAGGGACTTGATTGGCATCGACTTCACAGTTTTCTAGTAGGGCTCTATTCCACAATGCGCCGCTGGCTTCATCCAGAACCTCTGCGTATAGCTCCTGACGACCGAGGCGAGTGCCTTCAAAGTCTTCACTGATTTTGGTGATGAAGGAGTCTGCGAGGTTTGCAGCGTTATCAAAGGTAGAACCACTTGATCTAACAGTTGTTGGTGATTTAATTATGTTTCTAATAAGTTTTGTGGGTTTTGGGGTTGTTGTGATAAAAACTTGGGGTTTTTTGCCTAATCGCAACCCAAATTGTAACATATCCCATGTTTCTTGGGCGTTTCGCCAACTACACAACTCATCACACCAAGCTGCGTGACACTGAGGTCCCCTAAGTCGCTCTGGGTCCTCTGCTGAGAAGAAACGTACCTTAGACCCATTAGCCCAAGTAGCAGTATTATTAGTGGGGGACCATTCTGGAAAACCTAGGTAGTCCCCTGAGTGGGTACGATCATCTTTGGAGCAAACCTGGAGGAGACCTGAGTCCCCTTCAACCATAACACCCCTGACGTCACCTTTGGTCGGAGCAACAGCGTGGATGATACCGTTGCCTCTTTTAATACGACCTCGTACCCACTCAGAGCCAGCCCTTGTTTTTCCCCATCCACGACCAGCAAGGGCAATCCACGTCAACCAATTATTAAAATGATCTTCATCTCTAAATCGAGGGTCTTCACTTGTGAGCGGCTCTAGCTGCTCTGGACGCGCCCAGAACTCCCAAGACTTTCTGAGTATGGCTACCTTATCAGAACCTAGTGCGCTTAGTGCTTTCTTTAGGTCGGCTGCTGGTAGTTCTCTTAGGTCTTGGGCGTTCATTAAGGTCCTTAGTGGACCTAGGTATCAGGTCCTTTGTTGTAGATTTTATTCATTCGGATGATCGCATCCTCGGTACTCTCAGCCTTGATACAACCAGTCTCATAAGACTCTAGTGGCTTGTTAACAGAGACAGTGTACTCAAGTTGTTTTGAGATCCTGTCATAGGCGTTAACACAAGCCTGCATGGAGGGCATAGGGAAGGGATACCAACCTTTAACTAGAGTCGGCTCTCCGGTGTTGGTTGCAAAGAATACTGCGTAGATAAAGACTTTCAACATTTCGTAGTGCCTTTTGGTTTTTGTTGTGTTTACTACCTAGGAGCCACTAATGGAATGTCAACCCTTTACAGGAGCAGTACGTCCACCAAACCACCACCCAACAGCAAGAAAGGTCAACTCAACAATAGCGGCAGAGAGAGCACTTACAGTCATCTCTTCGGCAGTTAGGTAAATGACCAACATGTACACAACCAACAACAGAGTGAGTGTGGGGCGAACCATAGCACGTACCGCGTCAACCCAAGGGTAGGAGGACCGAATAGAGGAGGCGTGGCTGTAGGAGCCTGTCAGAGCCTTAGAGGCGCTCTCGCGTTCCACAACATCAACTTCGTGATCATACTGGGCCATACGAGCGGACATATCCAACTCAACAACCTTAAGCTCATGTGCTCGATCAAGAACAGCAGCCTCTAGTTCACGTCTGTGCTTGAGATGGTCATCAGCCATACCCAAGACTTTGTTGATGAGTGCGCCACCTGCGCCTGCTAAAAAGCTACCTAAGATGCCAAACATACTATTCGTCCTTCCCAAGTAGGGTCATAAGTTCTAGGATAACACTTTCGTCTGTGTCCAGGTCTTCTTCATCTTTGGTCGCTACGGTTTGGTTAGGACTCCAACCTCCCTTAGAGCGCAGGAACAAATCCTGTGACTTAGTACAACCATCCTTAGCTTGCTCTATGACCTTACTACCAACAGCCTCAATGACACTATTACGAGCATCCGCAATATCATCACCATACCACTTATAGAGTGTCTTGAGTGTCCTTGGTGCATCCTGCCATTTAGCAATACCCGACATAATATCTTTCATGGTCACACCAGCACGTACATGATTTCTCACGTAGGCAGCGATCTCTTGATTGTATCCGAGGGGTTGATTGATCATCACTTAGGTCTCACTTAGGTGTCACTTAGGGAAGGTTTTCACAACAAAAAAAGAAGGGCTTAGTTACACTATAGTGTCACTTAGGTGTAGCGTCCCTTGAGGACGTAATTCTAACTAAGGTCACAACCACAAACCTGATAATGCCATTGCTCCAAAGGAGACTAAGACCTCACTATAGTGTAATCTTAAGTTATAACCTAGGTGGTTTCTCATAACCTCTTAGCAGAGGTGGCATTATCCAGTAGGGGGTTTAGACTAACGCTAGGATAACATACTTAAAGTAGGTGGAAACTTAGGTTATAACTTAGGTGTAACTAAGGGATTATTTTTTCCCTTGTAGTTAGTATATACTGGAAAATCCTACCTTCTTGTTGCGACATAGTGACGCACTTAAGCTAAGTGATTGAAAACCCACAAAAACTAATTTCATAGGTGTTAGATACCCCACCGAAGAAATTAAGCCCCACCGAAGAAATTAAGCCCCACCGAAGAAATTACGAGTGTGTACATTCCGACATGACCTTGTATTTTTTATGTTACAACTTAGGTTGGCATAGGGGTGTTGCCTAAATGTCACAGTATAATCCGGAGGGTCCCAGGTGTTGCACATAAGCAACACTCATGAACACCATTCGTGAAACCAGGGTCACCATTCGTGAAAACCCAAGTCCCCGTTCGTGCATACTCAGGTGATTCGTTAGTAGATGCACTAGATATACCCCACAAATAACGGGGATACCGTAGAAATACCGAAGAAATACAAGGGGAATGGCCAAAGTTGACACTCGGAGAGAGGGCTGCCCACACCCATATAGTGTTACGTTATAACGTCACAGTTACACTGGCGAGGTCTCAACAGAAAATGATTAACGTGTTAACTAACTGATCCTGATGGGGCTTTCTGAGGCACAGCCTAGGGCACAGCCTGAGGCACAGCATGAGGCACAGCATGAGGCACAGCATGAGAGCACAGCCTAGGGCCACAGCATGAGGTACAGCCTGAGGCACAGCCTAGGGCCACAGCCTAGGGGCACAGCCTAGGGGCACAGCCTAGGGGCACAGCATGAGGTACAGCATGAGGCACAGCCTAGGGCCACAGCCTGAGGTACAGCATGAGGCACAGCCTAGGGCCACAGCAGGAGGCACAGCGTAGGGATATAATCGGTCGTTTGGGCGGCCAGGTTTCGCATATGACAACAAAAAAAAGGGACGCCGTAGCGCCCCCTAGATCAATCCCGAATGTGGTGTTGTGACTTACGATAGACCCCACGCCGCGACGATTGCCAACAGCGCAACATATCCCGCCACCATGACACCTATAGCGATCATATCGAATGCGTACATGAGACTATCCTGTGAATCCTCGATAGCGTCTATTGCCCTCCAGATTGAACGCTCTAATCTTTCCATAGGCGTCACACCCCTTGCCGGTTTCCAATTGTGGGTCGCCGGAATCTTCACTTCAAACTCAACCGTTTTCAGATCGTCCATTGTCACATCCTCCTGATCCAGTGTTTCCCGTTTCATCGCGTTGCGTCTCCCTTACGTTTCGCCTCTAGTGTTTCCACGACGGTATGAATCACACAATCGCGACCATATGCGTCACGCTGCATTCTTGCCCAAGCCCAAGCGCCAACATCGGACGCAAAGGATTTGTAGCAGATGCATCCTTGC